TACGCGACCACGGGCAAGTCCACCGAGACGAGCGGCTTGCTGTGCGCCACGCATCTCTTGCGGGGAAAGCTGACCAGAGGCCGCGAACCGCTGGGCGGCAAGGGCATTAAGCTGATTAACAATCGCTTGCTGCATCGGGTCAGCCGCACGCAGCGCAGCCGTAGCGCGGCCACCAAGGGCTTCAACGTCAGCAATGTCAGCAGCACGCTGTGCGCTTGTGAGTTCCTGACCGATACCAGCGGCTTGACGCGAGGCCAAGTCTTGCAGGCCAAGGAGTCCCATATTCCCGCCACCACCTTGAAGGAGGGTGTTAATATCCGCAAGTTCAAGCTGCGTGTATTGCGGACGATACATCTGCTCGGATGCAAGAATCTGGCCCTGAAGCACGGGGTCAGCCATCGCTCGCGTGAACTCAAGGGCGGACTGGCCGGGGTCAACCGGACGAGGTGCCGGTGGCGGCGTTGGCATTGAAACTTTAGAACCCATGTTAAACCTTCAGTAAGTGTTTTAGCTTGTAGTAATTATAAAATCTAGGCTGCGGTCTGCCTTTGAATTCCCTTGCCCATCCTATTTGTTTAAGGGGGAAGGGGATGTGAGAATAAAGAATCGAAAGAGCGTTTTCCCCGACAACCATTTCCACCCACCACGCATCAGCTTCGTGAGGACTGACCCAGCGTTTGTAATCGCTTGAGTCACAAGGCCGAGCCAAGGCGAGCATGGATGGCTCTGAGTAACAATAACCATGCTCCAGATAAAGACCGTGAACTCGTGGGAAATCTGGACCATAGATGTTAAGAGCTTCGGAGATTGCTGACATTAAGTGTCAATAAGACCATGAGCGCGAAGCCGTGCAAGGATTGTGTTAACCTTGTCCTTCAGGTCGGTCATTTGGGTTGTAACCTCGCCAACGTCAATGTTGTCAAAGCCAACAAAATTGTAAGACGTAGAGATGTCGCTAACAGCCGCGCCCTGAGCACCGACAACCTGTGTATTGTTTACCTTAAATGCAGTCAGTGTGTCAACGACAGTAAGCCCCGTGAGCACACCAGCATCCGTGCATATCATTGGTCCGCCCTGAATCGTAGAGCCGCCAGTTCCGTCTGCCCTAAGTATGGCGTTATCCGTGGGGCCAGTCGAACCACCGATTGTGCCGCCACCGCCAGCGGAAGCCGAAATCGTAATGCTACCGGCACCGTTAGTAATCGTGACGTTAGAGCCAGCGGTAAGCGTGGCCTTGGTAAAGCCTGTGCCGTTACCGATGAACAACTGGCCGTTAGAGCCAGTCGTTAGCTTGGAGGCCGTAATGCCTCCGTCCTTAACAATTACCGCGCCACCCGAAAGCTGAGTCGTTGCATTATCCACGGCACCCGAAGCAAACGTCGCGCTGTTAATAGCGGCGTTAAGATTCGCTGCGGTTACTTGGTCGTTCGTGACGTAAGTGTTACCTGTGCTGAGGATAGCCATATCAGTATTCTACCACGAGGGTTTATTGCTTAGAGCTAATGTTAAGGTCAGTAAGTTGAGAGGTTACTTTGACCGCCCGAATCTTGGGACGGCCAAGTGTTGGTGTAAGCGTGAACTGGCCACCGTATCCACGGATGTTACCGATGCGGCCACGAACAGAGGCGTCCTCGCCGCTCTTCAAATTACCAACTAGAAGGTCAGAAAGCGAATCAAGCGGGTTAAGCGAGTCTGGGTTCTCTGACTCAAAAGAAATGTCAATGTCAGAGTCGTTACTCTCAGAGCTTTCGGCCTGAAGCTCGAAGGAGTTATATCGCTTTCGGTCCATTGTCCCAGCGGTGTATTGCCGCGTGGTCATGTAAGACTGAATCTGGTAAGTCGTAGCAGCCTGCCCAATCTGGGTAATGAGACGGTCGTTATTATCCACACGGTCCTCAAGGATATGGATGCCGCCGAAAGAATTCACGGCATACAGCTTGTTCAGAGAGCCTGCGCCAGCGCGGATAAGGTTACGGATGTTCCAGCCGGGAGCGTCAACGGTATCCAAGGATTCCCAGCCTTGGTTCAGGAAGTTGTAAACCAAGATGGCATTATTCTCGGTCGATTTGTCGAGGGGGACGGCGATGTAATAACGGTTATCGTGGTAAATGGCTACGCAGTTCTTCGCGTAATCCTTGTTAATCCGCTTGATAAGGGGGTTAATCGGCTCGGAAAGGGGAATTGTGGCACCGCGCAGGTTATACAAGTCCTCGAAGGTCATGGCATAAACGCCGTTATCCGAGAGGAAAAGAATCTGGTTGCCGACCTGAACCACCGAGCGACGAGCCAGACAGCCCACTTCGCGGGTAACCTCTTGGACCGTAGTGGACTCCAAGGCACCGCTTACACCACGCACAAGGTGAATCGTGTTACGGTTAAACACCACGAGGTTGTCCTCGGTGAACGGCTGAAGGGCTACGACGTAATCCGCGCCACCTGAAGCGATGCGGTAATTAGCGTAAATCTGGTCGTAAGTGTCTTGGTCGAGAACGTCAGACGCAATGATTTCGTCCGATACGTCGCGGCTAGTAATCGTAGGCGAGCCAGAGCTGCCGGTCGTCGTGTAAAGGAACGGCATCCAAAGACGACGCTGGTGGTAAACCGCCCAAGGCGGGGCAGGCATATGGCTAAAGCCAGCACCAACGGATAGCTTCTTAACGTAAACAACGCTGCCGTTACTGTGGTCGTGAACGTCAGCGTAAAACGTAAACGTATATGGGTCAGAGACTGTTGCGATTGAGTAACCTTTCGTCTTCTCGGTCAGGTCTGTGCCGTCTTTATCAACAACGTAAATTACATCGCCAACCACTAATCCGTGACCCGCTAAATGAGTGACCGTCACCTCGCCGTCCACGCAGTTTGTGTTATTTGAGTTATCAAGGTAAACCGGCTGGGTGTAGTCGCCATTTGCGACCAGCTGGAAAGCCGGGGTTCCAGTAAAGTCTCCATCCCACTCCAAGGCTGTCAGACCATCTCGGAAAATGAAGACGTAATTAAACGCCTGAACCATATTAACATCAGCTTCCAGCGACTCACCAGCCGGGTATTCGATTGGAGTAGATACGCCGGTTCTCAGGTTTACCGCATACGCAATACTGTTCGTAGCAATTACGATGTATTCCTCGTTTTGGGAAGCCGGGTCAGAGAACAAGCACGAGCCGTAAACCGCGTTAATGACGTTATCATTAAGGATAGGTGCGCCGACGACTGCGGTTCCGCCGATGGTTCCCGAGAGGCCCGAGACAGTAATTTGGATTGTAACAGAATCAACGACAGTGATAAGTCGGTTGCCATTAGGGTCAGGTGTAAGTCCTGTAATACCAGAGACGTAGCCGAGTGTCTGGTCAATGAATGGGTGCGCCGAGGAGAACGTAATCGTAATTGTGTCTCCGCTTCGGCTGGAGCCGCTAGACGTTGTGTTAGCGTAAACGTAAAACGGCAGCGTCAAAGACGCTTCATCCGTAGCCAGCGAGGAGCCTAGGTTCTGGTGGCCCTTGCGGGTCTGCCACGCCCCGTTAATATCCATGCGTCCGTTAGACGACATGGCAATCTCTGAAGGTTGAAGCTGGTCTGGGCGAAGGCGTGCGTTAACTCTAGTGAACGCGACATCGCCCTCATCAACCATCAGGTTATCAAGGGAGCCGTAATTGCTATACCGTGGCATTTACCTAGTATAGCTTATGTTGTTACTTCACCTTGCGGCGTTTAACGTCAACACCCTTGATGATGCCTTTGTTACGGCTGGCGTAAAAGACTTGCTCGCCACGCTTCTTGCCATACTCGGCTTGCATCGCGGCCTTAATCTTACGGCCTTTTTTGGTCAGTGGCATATTAGCGGTATCTTGAGGTTTTCTTAGCGATGGACTTAGGCTGCTTAACGAACTGCTTGCCTTTCTTCATCCCCTCGCGCTTGGCCCGATTTGTAGCAGCTTTCTCAGACGGGCTAAGGGCTTTCCATGCCGCATCGGGCAAGTATCGCTCGCCGGTCTTTAGGCTAGGCTTACCAGAGCTAGTGCGCCATTTCTGGCGCGTCCAGTTCACAAGGCTCTTTTGCTGCGGTTTCATCGGGCCGTTTTATAACCGCCGCCCTTTTCCTTGTATTTCTTAGCAAGCATCTGCGCTTTACGAGCAGACCACTGCCCCGGCTTGCCACCCTTGCCACCGGCCTTAATCGACTCAAAGAGCCGCTTACGCATAGTAGGCTTAGTGTAAACCCCGGCAGAGTTAACCGTAGAACGCTTCATCAGCACTTCTTCCGCTTGCCGTATTCCATCATGCGCTCGCGCTTACCCTCGGACTTCTCGTGCTTCATCCGTTGCTTACGCGACTTGTATCGTTCACCTGATTTGCTCATAGTAGTTAATGGTTAATGCTTAACAGTTCCAAGCCCTTCGGCTCCAATAGTTTGCAGAAAGTTTGTTCTCCTTGCCCTTGATTCCACCAGACCGAGCGCAGTAGCTTTTCTTCCGCGCAGGCTGGTTTTTCTTGATGGTCATGTTCGCGTCCCCGAATCGGACGACCTTTTCTTTGCCGCCCTGACAGGCTTTGACTACGAACTTCTTCCCGCCCTTA